TGTCCAAATTTTAAAGGATTTATAAATGAAATAATACCACACAAATTTGCTTGTATAAAAAATGATGAAACTAGATTATTAATACCATTTATAGATTCAAATAAGAAAGTTCATGCTCTTCAAGGAAGAAGTATGAAAAATTCTGTGCCTAAGTATATAACCATCATTTTAGATGAAACAGTACCAAAGATTTATGGTTTAGATACAGTTAAGTTCAGTGATAAAGTTTTTGTGTTTGAAGGTCCTATTGATAGTATGTTTATTGAAAATTCAATAGCAACTGCGGGTGGAGATATTGTATCTGTTCTGGATGGTTATTGTAAAGAAAAGTTAACAGTAGTGTATGACAATGAACCTCGTTCAATGGAAACAATAAAAAAGATCGACAAGGCAATTGAATTGGGTTATAATGTTTGTATATGGCCAGAAAGTATAAAGTACAAGGACGTGAATGATATGGTGATGTCTAGAATGACATTAGAAGAAATAAGAAACATAATCACTAGTAATACTTTTAGTGGTTTAAAAGCAAAACTAGCACTAGTTAAATGGAGCAAATTATGAAAACATTCGTTTTAATAGTAGTAATTGGTGGTACAAATATTAATGGATATTTGTATATTCAAAATTTTGATAGTATAAAAGAATGCACTAGAGTTATTAATTATGTAAAAGAAAAAAAAGAGATTAGATTACTTGGTGTAAAATTAAAACCAGAATATATGAGGTGTAAAAAAGTATAATGAGTGAAGTGAAACTAATTGCATATACACAAAATGAAAATGAGATTTTTTTTAGCACAGGTATGGATATTATGGCATACTGTGCACGAGTATCAAATCCATCTAATCAAAATAATTCAGAAACAGCAGAAAAACTTTTAAATTACTGTGTAAAACACAAACATTGGTCTGTTTTTGAAATGTGTAATGTTGTTCTTGAGATAAATACAACTCGTGATATTGCTAGACAGATTCTTCGTCATAGGTCATTTCATTTTCAGGAATTTTCTCAACGATATGCTGACCCAAATGAACTTGGGTTTGAAACAAGAGAGTTTCGTATTCAAGATACTAAAAATAGACAAAATTCTATTGAGGTTGATGAAGACAATGAAATGACCAAATCCTGGAAAATTAAACAAGACCAACTTATTCACGAAACAAAACTTGCTTATAAATGGGCAGTAGAAAATGGTATTGCTAAAGAACAAGCTCGTGCTGTTTTACCAGAAGGTCTTACTATGTCTCGTATGTATATGAACGGTACTGTTCGTGATTGGATTCATTATTGTCAATTACGTATGGGAAATGGTACACAAAAAGAACATAGAATAATTGCAGAAGATTGTTGGGCCATTCTTTGTAATATATATCCATTTTTAGAAAAAATAGAGAATTAAATGAAAACAGCTAAAGGTGTTTTGATAGAACGATACGAGCAATACAAAACTGATTTAGAGCAAGCAAAATTAGATATAGAAAAACAAGAGAAAAAGTTGGAGGAAGCACAAGAATCAAGAATAAGAATAGAAAAACTACTAAAAGAATTTAAAGAAGCATTAGACAAATTAGATNTAAAGAAGTAGGAGCGGTTTATGGACCTTTATCAACAATATATTCACAAATCACGTTATGCNAGATANCTNCCTGAANTAAAACGTCGNGAACATTGGGATGAAACTGTTGAACGATTTGTGAGTTTTGTTGCTAGTAAAATTAGTAATAATGTTCTGACAACAGAAGTAAGAAATAATATTAAAAATGCTATTGTTGATATGAAAGTAATGCCATCAATGAGAGCAATGATGACTGCTGGTCTTGCTCTTGATAGGGATAACACTGCAGGTTATAATTGCTCTTATCTACCAATTGATGATGCAAAAGCTTTTGATGAAGCAATGGTAATCCTTATGAATGGTACAGGCGTAGGATTCTCTGTTGAACGTCAATATGTAAATAAACTACCAGAAATTCCTGAAGAAATTTATGATACAGATACAACTATTACTGTTCGTGATTCAAAAGAAGGTTGGGGTAAAGCACTACGTATGCTTATTGCTCTACTTTATTCTGGTGAATTACCAAAATGGGATCTATCAAAACTTCGTCCTGCAGGAACAGTTCTGAAAACATTTGGTGGTCGTTCCAGTGGACCAGCACCACTAGATGAACTATTTCATTTTGTTGTAAATGTATTCAAAGGTGCAAAGGGACGAAAACTAACATCTATTGAATGTCACGATATTATGTGTAAAATTGGTGAAGTGGTAGTTGTTGGTGGTGTTCGTCGTTCTGCTATGATTTCACTTTCAAATCTTTCTGATGACCGTATGAGAAATGCTAAATCAGGTGCTTGGTGGGAACAAAATGTTCAACGAGCACTTTCAAATAACTCTGCTGTATATACCGAAAAACCAGATGTTCATCAGTTTATGCAAGAATGGTTATCATTATATGAATCTAAATCAGGCGAACGTGGAATCTTCTCACGTGAAGCATCTAAAAATGTTTGTAAGAAAAATGGTAGACGTGACCCTGATCATGATTTTGGAACTAATCCATGTTGTTTGCCTGGAGACACACAATTAAAAACGCTTGAATATGGTCTAATAACAATTAAAGAAGTTGTAGAACTTATTGCTGATAATAAAGAAGTGACAGTTCTTTCACATAATTTGAATGATGGGGTTTCTGAATTTGTTCCTGTTGAAGCAGCAAAAATGACGAGACCTGATGCAGAACTTATTGAACTTGAAATTGAAACTTTACATGGAACAAAAACACTAAAGTTGACTCCAGATCATAAAGTTTTTTCAAAAAATCGTGGTTATATTCGGGCAGATGAATTGGATGAAAATGATGAACTGATTATTTCTGTGTAAACAATATTGAAATCTTTTGAAGAAATCTTTGTTTTTATAAATACTACAAGGATTTCTTCCAAAGGAGATGGAATATGTTTACAGTAAACGATATTGAAAAATTTAATAAATGGTTTTCAACATACAAAAAACAGAAAAATTCAAGGAATAATTTTTCTATTGGAAAAACTCAAAGAGAAATGTGGTTAGAACAGAATAAATGTCCAATAGAAGAAAAAATTGTTAAATTTTATAATAACGGTATTGGATATAAGAGACTGTGTAAAGAATTGAACATAAGTTATACTTCAAGTAGAAACTTGTTCAAGAAATTCGACAATATTAATGTCAGAACAGGGACTAATGTTGTTACTGACGAATTGCGTAAAATACGATCAGAAAATGTAAAAGGGGAGAAATCTCCATTTTATGATTGGCCGAAACTAAGACCTAATTTAATGAAGACTAATGGAAAATCTATACAAGGATTTTATGAAAGAAAACATGATAAAAAAAAGGTTTGGCTAAGGTCAACATACGAATATATCTTTGCAAAATGGCTTGATTGTCAGAATATTATATGGTATATTGAGGAACAGTGTTTTGAATTAAAATCAGGTGAAAGATATAGACCAGATTTTTTTCTCTATGAAAATGATGTTTTAAAATCAATAGTAGAGGTAAAATCAAGATATTTTAATAAAGACAATAGAGAGTATAAATTTCACGAATTTAAAGAACAGTTTAACATAAATTGTATGTTAGTAACAGATATAAACCTGTTTATATCTGAAGACAGTAATTATCATAAGGAATTAAAAGAATGGAAACTATTACAGGAAAACTCAAATCAAAAAGAGTAGTAACAAACGAAGATACATATGATATTCAAACAGAAAATAATAATTTTTACGCAAATGATGTTCTTGTTCACAATTCTGAGATTATTCTACGACCATATCAATTTTGTGTATCATCAAATACACCATTAATTACAAAAGAAAATGGGATTCAACCAATTTCTTCATTTGTTGATCGTCAAGTTTCAATTTGGAACGGTGAAGAATGGACACCAGTAACAGTAAGAAAAACTGGTTCAAATCAAAAATTAATGCGGGTATATCTTAACGATGGTTCATATCTTGATTGTACACCAGATCATAGATGGTCGGTTAAAGATAGATTCATCGAAGAATGGAAAGAAGTGGAAACAAAGGATTTGATGACTGTTTCCAAATATTCATTACAAGTAGAACCATGCAATACAATTGCACCTGTTGGTGGTGTAAATGTTGATAGTGCATATACTATGGGATTTGCTGTTGGTGATGGTTGTGTTTATAAGAATCAAACTTTGATTGATTTGCATGGTAGTAAAGATTGGATGTGTCCAGTAGAGGGAATACGTCATAAAAAACAACTTAATCAAACAGGCACATCTGAATATATCAGGTGTAATGCAACTGAATTTGCTAAACCAGATTTGATACTATCTCTTAAAGAGAATGGAGACGCATGGACAGAATTGCTTGGATCTTGGAATAAAGAATCAGTTATGTCATTTATTGCAGGGTTGGCTGATGCTGATGGTTCTGAAACAGGAACAGGAGGCATTAGAATTTACATCAATTCCTATGATAAAGGTCGGTCATTGCAACTACTATTGGCAAAATTTGGAGTTCGTTGTTCTATTAACCTACATCAAAAAGAAGGAACATCAACAAATCTTTGTGTTCGCAAACGAGATTCATGGTATGTTCAAATAACAAATTGTGCTGATATACCCTGTCATCGTTTGGATGTGTCGGAAGGTCATGAGCCGAAATTCAAAGGAAAATATCAAAATATTGTGCGTGTAGAAGAATTGGAAGGTTTGCATGACACATATTGTTTTAATGAACCGAAACGACATAAAGGTATGTTTGGAAATGTTCTGACTTACCAATGTAATCTTACAGAGGTTATCGCTCGTGCAGATGATACAGAAAAAGATTTGATTGAAAAGGTAAAACTTGCTGCAATTCTTGGAACTATTCAATCTACCTTTACTAATTTTCCATATCTAAGAAAGATTTGGAAAAAGAATACTGAAGAAGAGAGATTGCTTGGTGTATCAATTACTGGTATCTACGATTGTCCTTTATTGAATGATTACAAAGACCCATCATTACCAGGACGATTAGAGATGTTGCGTCAAGTTGCTGTTGATACTAATAAAGAATTTGCTGAAATGTTAGGTATCCCACAGTCTGCTTCTGTTACATGTGTCAAACCGAGCGGATGTTTTGTGCCTGAAACAAAAATTAAAACCACTGAAGGTATTAAATCACTTCAAGAAATTTTTGAAATGAATGGTATCAATCTTGATGAAAAAAGTGACGATTATAGAGAATGGTATGATATTAAAGTTCCATTGGGAGTATATGATGAAAACAATGATGAACAAAATATCACAAAACTATTTATTAATGGAGTAGAAAAAAC